AATAACTCCTGGGCCGTTGAGCAGTACCTTGGTTGCTCCAGGAGTGTATATACCCCACTCTGGATCATCTTGTATTACCAAGTTATTTGCCACGGCCCTTGCATCTAATGAAGCCTGTAACTCTAAGGTGTCATGGGTAAATCTTTGCTGTACATCTACCTCTAATTCATCCAGGCCAAGCAACTCTGCTGCTCGCCTTATACATGGTTCTTCCAGAACATTACCCATTTCAGTAATTCTATTACCAGGCGTTCTTACATTCGCACCCTTCCTGGCTCTTATGCAATTGTCCAGAGTTGTAACATCCTTATTCCAAATTCTTGGAAGTAAGCTGCATGAAGGTTTACCATCGTCTGTAATTTTTCCACTAGTTCCCATTGTTATCTCCTTAACAAATTATTAACTTCTTCCACGGAATCACGGAGAAGTATTGGTTCTTTTTGATTTATAAGTTCCAAAAGGGTTGACCCATGTTCACTGGTTACAGCTGAAATGAGATTCCTTTTAAATCGCACCTTCTGGGGTTTTCCCATGACATTGAGTGCTATACTTTTAGATCCTGGGATCCCAGGGTTTTCTGATCTTACTAAAATTCTGGAATGTTTGGCCTGTTTGACTTTGTATATATTATGCGAAGTCTTTATTACTTTACAAAAATTCTTTGAGGCTCTATCACCTATTCCTACAAGGTTTAATTCTGGCTGCTTAAAATGTGTCATGTTTATAAACTCCTTGTAAATATCAAAGGGGTACTCCCAGTTATTTAACTCCTTTATAGTGGTAAGTCTCACCATCTTCGTTGGCAAATCCTTTAAGATCCTGGCCAGCTGTATGAATCAAATAATCCAGGTGCAACTTTTTGCTGATAAAAGATGTTTTTTGTTTTAAGGCCTTTCGCATTTGTCTCGTCATTTGCTCTAGCCTTACCACAGCAAATTCATATTGCTCCTGGCTCTCAGCTGGTATGGCTATTCTCCTGGCAACTGCTACTTTCCTTCTGTACCCTTGTGTTTGTCTTGGGCCTGTATGCGATTTGAAATTGTTTTGGTGTCCGTTACTCATATATTTGTATATTAATATTTAATTTTATTTATCAGTCAATAATGTTTTAGAAAAAAACACAATTATTAGTGTTGCGAATTAGCACTAATTTGGAACACTATTATTTTTTTTAGTCTCCATGGTATCTAATATGCTTTTAACATTGTCTAAATCCATATCTCCATAAGGTTTTTGTTTAGCGTAAGAGCCAAGCAACTTATTAGTCTCTATGTTTAGTGCATCCAAAATATCTGTGCGATCTCCTAATGCTGCCGCAAGGCTTAACAGCGTTTTCATGTGCCTGGCGGTATGTATTTTAAATCCCTCTATAACCATTGCAGTTGACCTGTAATGAGTAAACCTAGCATCGTGCTTTTCACATGATTCTAAGTAACCAATTTTAATTAGTTTTTTTAAAATTTTTCTTAATGTCGAATGAGACATTCGCAAGGCATACAAAATATCTGTTTGCGAAGGTTGATTGCCTTCCAGGTGTTGCTCAAACACATAATATGCAACAAGCCTTTCCTTTGGATCTGTAACTACTGTTTCGCTGTATTTCTCAAATTGTAATTCATCAAACAATACAGTTTGCTGGTATTTGCTAAATATTTTTAAAAGTTTTTTATCCATTATTTACTCCTATAAAAATTTTGATCTATCTAAAATGTTTTTAACTGTGGTGGCATGAAACTGGCCGCCCTTAGCAGTCTTTACGCCCCTGGCATTTAGCATTTTGGCTATCGCCATTAAAGTCTTATGCCCTAGGGCCTGGATCTCACGGATCTCTGGAATGACTTGCCTGGCATAATCATCTGCAATAGATCTATTGGCCGCATGAGCAACGCCTAAACCCTTCATAGGATCTGGAGATCCTAACTGTACACCTTGATCCTTTAACTCCTGGAGCCTGGCCTTGGTCTTGGCCCTTACATCTTTTCTAATGTTGGCTGATATGCTGGCCAGAGTTGGTATGTCCAGAGGCATCAAAAAGATTTCTCCGTTAGGCCTGGTTACTCCATACAGCTTATGTTTTAGGCCAGATACCTCAGCAAGAAAATGTATGCTTTGGGCCAGGGTTCCTAGATCTGGAATAATAAGATCTGCATTCCTATCATTACATAAAGCAACCGCCCTTCTTAGTTCTGGTTTATTTTTTGGTTTTTTGCTGGGTTTATCTAAAAACATATCCAGGCAAGTGGCTTGATTATGTTTTGGTAAATTCAGCAGATCTGCTGCCAGCTGTCTTGTTTTTACTTTTTTGTTTGGCAAGTAAACAACCACCCTTCTCCTTAATTTTATGAGATTAGAAGTCTCTCTTAAAATATTGTCCAATTTATATCCCCCTATAAATAACAACCTTTAAGTTATATTTATATATATTTGTAAGTAACAACCTTACTATGATTTAAATAAAAAGTACAAAACAACAAAAACTGGGGCCAGGCCAGCTGCTAGTTGCAGCTGCACTAAACCCCAGTCAATACTACTTAACATTGCGTTGATCGTAGTGTAATCGCATGGACATAGGTATATGTCTCCAGATCCTAATTCTCCTTCTGTGGGCCATATAAGCATCAAATACATATTTGATAGGTATAAATACCAGGCCTAAAAAAATTAAAATTTCCATTATGCTACCCCCTTTAATTTTGCTCTGTGCATCTTTGCACCTAAGTTTCTTGCATCCTTTCTATTTTTGTTCTGGTCGAATGGTGCTAAAGATCCAAACCAAACTTCAACAATGGCCTTCCTCAATGATACTGAATCATAAGGAGTGTCATTAGTTAATAGTTCAATGTGAGTGTGCTTAAAAATAAAAGTTGTTTGTAAATGCCAGCTTTCGTCTTTAAGTTTCCAGGTGCAATTTCTGTTGCCATAAATATGGCACCATCCATGGCCCCAGATCTTTTGCGGATCTAAATGTTTTTCAGACCAATAAGACCAGGATTGATAATCACTGGCCTTCTCGTCTAACAAATAGCTTTCTGGTGATACTTCGTATTCCATATTATTTTTCTCCCAAGGTTTCCCTTATTTATAAATAACAATCCCCCTAATATATATATAAATATATACATATGCAAACATAGTTTGTTATTTATAAATTTAATCTAAAAGATTATCTAATACTGGGATCTGTGAAAGTGATCCTAAAGTGTCCTGGAGAGAAGAAAACTCCATGCCATCAACAATGGTGGCCTCTTGGAATACAAAATATTTCTGGCCGCTTGTGTTTGGTACAAAGAGGATTCTTTTACCTGGGAAAAATACAAAAGCATAAATATCGCAATGATAATGTTGATGTGTAGCAGACTTAGCCCTATGACTTTCAATAGGGAATGTGTACTTACCCTCTTTAGATTTGTTCCTGGATTTAACTTGCACCTTATATAAGGCATTACCAAATTCAACGATGAGATCTGCTGGATGTGATTCGCAAGTTTCATAGCAAAAATCTGAGTATTCAAGCAAGCATGACTTAACTAACGATTCGCCCAGAGATCCTAAGCGTTTGGCGTTATGGTTGTCTGTGTTTGATTTTGACATTTAGCTAATTCTTCAGAATTAAAGATTGCCCTTCTCCCTACTTGTTTAGCATATTTTGAATTAAGTAACTCAGCAGCTGCCTTTTCCCATTCACCTAATTCACAAAAGGCCAGGGTTTTTCTAAAAGATAATAATGTATGAATCCCAAGGTTAAAGCAGAGATCTATAAAAACATACTGGGCCTTTAATGGATAAGATCTCCAAATAGGCAAATGTCTATCCAGGTCTTTAAACACAGATTCAATGTCATTGTTTAATAAATACATGGCCTCATCTTCTGTTATGCCCCTGGTGTCCAGGTTGCGGCCTATGCCAATTGAAGTGTAACCAGCTGAACATTCATATGCCTGGAGAACCACGCCTTCAAAATCTCTAAGCCTGGATCTAATAAGGCATCTATCAAAATGTTTATCTTCTTTGTGCATTATTTATCTTCAGCCTTATTGCTGGCTCCAAAATAAAAACTAATTACAGCTGAGGCGATTCCAGAGAAATACCCCAGGATTAAATTAACTACATCATCTGCATTTTCATTAACTGGATAGATCGTAATTAAAAAGATGTAACCCATAAAACCAAGCACAGTTACAGATCCTAAAAATCTAGGTGTCCAATCTTTAGAAAAAGCAGATCTAGCATTTTGTATATCCTGTGTCTCCAGGGCAAACACATCAACATCCATTTGCTTCATCTGGGCCTCAAATTCCATTTCAGCATTTTTTAAGGCCAACAATTGTTCTGGTGTTGCATTGTGTATGGCCTGCTCTATTTTTTTAGGTGCTGGATCGCAACCTAAAACTTCTGCAACCAAGTTAGCGGCCATGCCACCTACTGGGCCGCCTAATGCAGATCCTAAAGTTGGGGCCAGAGATCCAACAATGTTTTTGATTTTATTAAATTTCATTAGTAATTCATCCTAATTAAAAAAGTAAGTATCAATGTAAATAGTGATACGCCTATGGTTGTTACCCCACCTATAATCCACCACTGCAACCTGGCAATAGATTCCTCTAATTTTTCAAGTTGTTTAAAATTGGTTTTCCAGCGTTCAGCACATTCTTTTTCATGTACCAGGAGTTCAGTATGAACTGTTGCAGCTGTGGGTTTGTTTGCCATTAGAACTTTAAGAAATGTTTTATCTTGGCCCAGAGTTCTGGCTGATATTTACGAACAGCAAAAACTATACCTATAAATACAATTACATTAATTATTAGTAATTCCATAATTATTTTTCCTCTGGTTGTTCAGCTTCAGCTTCTTTGCCAGCTGCAATAAAATCATCTAAGCGGTATTGCTTATTTCTATTTACTTCAGCAAATTTATTTTCTAAAGCAATTAGATCTTTTGAGATGGGTTCTAGTTCTCTAATCAGCTGCAATTGATGTTCTGTGCACTCTGATTGTTTCCAGGATCTAACATTGCCATCATTATCCTCAATGTTAATTACTACTGGATCCACTACCACTTCTTCTTCTGTTTTTTTATTTTCTTCACTCATAGTTAATAAAACTCCCTTTTGTTATTTATAAATTTTATATCTATTAAGATAAATACGCATATATATTTTATTCTTTGAAATAAGCAGGCAATCCAATCATAGGTCTACCATCATATTTATTCTTTTTAGCATCTTTGCCACTAGCATCGTTGTAATGCAAAAACACTTGTGCGCAATCTTTGCCGTTAAATGGCTCACGCCAGTGTTCTAGATCGCAACCACGATACATAAGCATATCGCCTGGTTTTAAGTTCACTTCTACGCCTTTTTTATCTTCCAGACCAGATGGTTCTAGGAATATAGGCCAATCATCACCGCCTAAGTTCATAGTGGTAGATATTTCACAAGAGTATCTATCTTTATGTCTTTTTAAAACATCACCCTTTTTATAGATTCTTGCATATGAATAAGTTTCAGTTAGATTTACACCTGACTCTTTTTCCATAATAGGTTTTACTTTTTGCAATAAAGTTTCCATTACTATATCGCTATAATGTGAATAAGTTTCAGGTATTTGTTGATCGTTCCATACACCAAAATATTCAGTAAATTGTGATATGTATCTTTCATCAAATAAATGTCTTGCTACTGCTCTTTTGTTTAAAAAGTATTGATAACAAAAATCTGCTAACTCTTTTGATATAGCACCTTTAATTACTTGGTATTTGTTTTTCTTAAAACTCATCTGAATGGATATCCTAAATTCCAACACACTAAGGAGTGTCGTATTCCCTTGGTTACTGGTTTGACTCTGTGCCAAACAAAAGATGGAAAGATAATCACGCTACCTTTTTTTCTAATTTCTTCACATATTCTTGGTTGTGAGCCTTCGTCTGTGTTTCTAAAATCAAACTCTAAATCACCGCCTTCATATTCTTCAGGATCAGTTAAAGATACAGTCATGCTAAGTTTTCTTAACTTACCATGTACATTTTGATTTTCAGGATTGTTATAAGGTTCTTCGTATGAATCACAATGCCAATCGTAAAACTGACCTTTTTTATATTCGGTAAACTGACAAGACTCTGAAAAATCCCATTCAAAATTCCAACCAGCACTTGCATTTGCTTGATGTATGTAAGGTTGTATTTCTTTGTATATCCATCTATCTGACATCCATACAACATCAGACTTTCTTTTCTTTTGAATGTTTTTAAGTTCTAACTTGGTTAGTTTTTTATTGTCTCTACCAGCTTCACCTGTAAGAGCGGTTTGTTTGTCTTGCTCTTTACCATAACGAACAATCTCATCACATATTCTTGCAGGTATGGCTGATTGAAAGAACCAGTAATAGTATTTTAAATTCAAAATTTATATCTTATTTAAACCCAATCACCAGCTTTGACTTGTCTAAAGACTGTTCTTAAATCCCAACAGCTTGAAGTGCCTTCTACAAAGTCTACTTGTGCTTCTTTAATAATAACTACGCCTGAACCACCATTGCCTCCAGGTGGGTTAGGTGCAGGCCCACCAATTGAACCACCGCCACCGCCACCGCCAGTATTAGCAGTCGCAGCTTGTGCTGCAACTCCTGGTGAACCTGCTGGATAAATTGGAGTTGCCTGAGGTGCAGGTATAGTACCAGTACCATCTGAAGTGTAGTAAGCACCATTACCACCACCACCATTTCCACCTAATCCTGCATTATCACTGCGAAATCTTCCACAGCTACCACCACCACCACCTCTATAAACAGGTGAACCAGTAATAGAAGATGCTACACCAACACCACCATTAAAACCTTGATTGCCTGTTATAGAAGATGGATTAGCACCTTCTCCAGCACCACCAGCACCACCACCAGCACCACCACCATTATTACTACCATCTGAATATTTACCATCACCCCCTGGATAGCCTTGATTGGCAGTTCCAAGACCACCTGTATCATAATAGCCTCCACCACCGCCACCAGAGCCACCATTTTGAACTCCAGGATTACCATAAGTTCTATCTCCTGTACCGCCACCGCCAACTGTGGAGATACCATTAAAACTTGATGTGCTTCCTGCTGTTGAAAAATTACCACCTGGGCCTGATGCTATACCACCAGCACCAACAACAACTGGATAGGATGAGCCACCACTGACAGGACTTAAAGGCTCTGCTGATGCTCCACCACCTGATGATTCGCCAGGTACTGATGAACGATAGCCACCTGCTCCCCCACCTGTACCATTTAAACCACCAAAAGCACCCCCACCACCACCTGCGACAATGACATATTGAACTTCTGTTGTTCTTGGTTGTGTATTTAAAGTACCAGTAGAATTAAATGTGGTAATTTGCTCTGGTTGTGTTCCAGATGTGACTGTTTGTGCTGCTCCTATTAATCTTGGCATTAGCTACTCCATGTTCCTGCTTTTACAGCATCGTATACTGAATTCATATCCCATATTCCTGAACCTAAATGTCCTCCAGCTTCTTTAACAATAACAACACCAGAGCCACCTGAGCCACCTGCTCCTGGTGGACTTACTCCAGCATGACTACCACCACCCCCGCCTCCGCCAGTGTTAGCTGTTCCTGGTAGTGCTGGTGCAATTTGACCTGAAAGCCCACTACCGCCATCGCCACCGCCACCAGAGCCACCGCTTCCTCCAATAGACAATCCCCAACCGCCGCCACCGCCACCACCAGCATAAGTTACATTTGAACCTGTAATTGTTGAGGGTGAACCAGCACCACCTGCTCCACCGCCTGTTTGAGGTGCAGCAACTGGTTGAGGAACTGTTGGGGTAGGCCCAGTAACATTACCATTGCTACCTGCTGCACCAGCACCGCCACCACCTGCTCCACTAGCATATTGAGGGTATGTGAAGTTAGTAGTACCGCCTGGATTACCTTGACCTGAAGCACCTGTTCCTGCTGAAGCTGGATATGATGGACGAATACTTGCAATTCCACCTGTTCCTCCGCCTGAGCCACCTGGACCTCCGTCACCTGAATTGTCACCAGGTGAGCCTCCTGAATTACCAAAACCACCGCCTTCAGAGGTAATTGGAGATGGTGTACCTAAAACTGAGTCTGAGCCTTTAGTACCTATACCAGGTTCAGTTGGACTTGGAGAAGAACCCCCTGCACCGCCACCACCAACTGTTATTGGGTAAGGTGAGCCACCTGAAACTGGATTACCTGTAGCTGTTCTAAAGCCACCTGCTCCGCCACCACCTGCGTAATAGTAAGAACCACCACCACCGCCACCAGCAACAACTAAGTATTCAATCTGAGTTGTATATGGAGCAGTTGTTAAAGTGCCACTAGAATTAAAAGTTGTTATAACTTCAGGTTGAACGACTGCTGGATTATCTACACCTATTACTCCGCCATTAGAATTAGCCATGATTAGAACTCATTCCATTGCAGATTAGTAGCATCCCATTTGTAATTGGTTGTAACTATTGGATCGCCAGTATAGGTTTCTCCTAGCCATTTTTGATTATCTTCATCCCAATTGATAAAAAGTGTTTCTGAATCTATTTCTGCAACAGTAGGAAAAGTAACAGGTGATTGCCAATCATCATTAGAATCTAATGACCAAGAGGGAAAAGGTTGTGGCAATATAAATTTATCTTTACTTGCATCATAAATAACACCCTTACCTGCATATTGTTTTCTAAATTTATTGTTGTATGAGGTTTGTTTCCAGGCAGTTCCATCTTCTGAGTGTGGAACAATAGATGCTACAAATGTTTCTGCTTCAGAAGATAATTCTCCTCCGTGAGAGTCTACATCATCATTGGATATTACTATTACTCGTAATACTTCGTTGCTTGAATTAAGTTCTGCAAAGTGAGCCATAATTAAATACCTCCTTAAGCGTCATCTAGTTCTTCGTAACTAATGGTGTAAGTTAAATCTGAGTTAGCACTTGCACCACCTTCTAATATGTCTCCTTCTTCAAGATAAATACTTGAATTTTTATCAATAAGAACCAAAGTAGCATCAGCTGGCACAGAGATAGTAGAAGCAAAATGAACAACAGATCCACCACTTTTAATGATTCCCATTGTTACTGTAGCTGCGTTAGTTCCGTCAATGTTAGCAACAATAATGCTGTTTACTTTTAATAACTTATCACTTGCACAAGTTAATAAATCAGTTGTAGTAGTAGTTGTTAAGGCTCCATTGATACTATTACCATATATGGAAGTTACTGCTACTAGATTTGGATTTGCCATAATATACCCTTTTGTTGTTTATAAATTTTAACCGAAAACCAAAGCCATTGCTATAGCTTTCCCTGTTGTAGCTTTTGTATCAAGCTGTGTTTGTATGTTGGAAGTTACTCCATCAGTATAATTAAGTTCTGCTGCTGTTGCGGTTACTCCATCAAGAATATTAAGTTCTGCTGTTGAGGAAGTTACTCCATCTAAAATATTAAGTTCTGCTGTTGAGGAAGTTACTCCATCTAAAATATTAAGTTCTGCTGTTGAGGAAGTTACTCCATCTAAAATATTAAGTTCTGCTGGTGTAGAAGTAATTGTTACTCCGCCAATTCCAAGCGTGCCGCCTAATGTTGTATTACCATCTACAGCCAAGGCCTTAACAGTAACGCCTGTTAGATCTAAGACATCACCGCTTGGTATTTCTTTGATAGCAGGCGTTCCGCTTGCATCAACTATTAATGGAAAAAAATCACTCATTCTATACTCCTACATTGATAGTGCCACTTCTGCCAACTACGGCCAACACTCCACTGGTTATTGTTATTGCTATGCTGGCTGCTCTGCCAACAACATTTAAAGTTTGAGAAACGGAGACATTAGAAAAAGCTAAATTTCCGCTTCCATCTGTTGTTAAAGCCTGGCCATTGCTGCCATCTGAAACATTTAATTCTGTTATACCAACTGCGTTAGCAGCTATTTGATCTCCACCCACAGCATCATCTGCAATCATAGATTGCTCTACTGCATCTGCTTGTATGGTTGCGGTTCCTGTTACATTGCCAGAGCCATCAAAACTTGCAGAAGTCCAAACAACATCGCCACTCATGCCAATTGTTCTTGCTGTTGCAAGTGCTGTCGATGTATCAGCAACAACTCCGCTTAAATTATTAATAAAGGTGTTAGTTACTCTGGCATCAATTGCACTGTTTGCCCTAGCATCTGTGTAATATAAATAACTGCTATCTTCAGTAATATTAGAAGTGTTCAGAGAAATGTTTGCAGATCCATCAAAAGATACCCCTGCAATTGTCCTGGATGTTTGTAATATCGTGGCTGATCCAGCGTTGCCTGTGGCACTTGCGGCCACCACTGATAAGTTATCTATAAATGCCTTATCAACATATGAATCAATTTTTGTAGCAACCCTGGTATCTGTGTAATAAAGGTTTCCGCTTTCAGCAATATCTCCAGTATCTAAAACTACTGCTCCAGTTTCTGAATTAACAGATGTTACTGGTACAGCTGCAGCTGTGAAAGATATAACACCAGTTGAACTGTTATAAGAAATATCGCCTGTTGCTGAAATTGCAGATCTTGCCCTGGCGTTTGTAAAATATAAGTTTGATGAGCCTTCACTTAAATTATCTGTATCGTGATTAGATAAAGTAGAAATTTGGCCAGTAACATTTCCTGTTACATTACCTTCTACATTAGCAACCAGAGTTCCTAATGAGGCCAGAGTTATATTGCCTGTTGCAGATCCATCTGCTGTTGTTAGGCCTAGAGTAAATTTATCTGCTGATTCATCCCAAATAAATACAGCATTATCTGAAGATCCTCTATTGATTAACATTCCAGAATCATTAACTGGCGTGCCAGTAAGATTAGAATTTAACTCAAATAAATTATCTTCAATTTTTAAATTAGTTGTATCTAAATAAGTAAGATCTCCATTAACTGTAAGATCTCCAGCAACTGTCAAATCGTTTGCTATAGAAACATCATTTGGCAAACTTAAAGTAACGCTTGCTGTTTCTGAACCAGATCCAGATACAGTAATTTGATTAGAGGTTCCTATTATTTGTGCAACATAATTACCTGTAGTTTTTGTTCCTAGGGCAACTGCATCATCATCAATAGTTAAAGATAAAGTTACATTGCCAGATCCATCAAAGTTTTGTGCTGAAGCTGTAGCATCACCTGTGATTTCAAATGTCCTGGCTGTTGCTAAGGCCGTGGCCGTAGCAGCATTACCAGTGGTTGATGCGGCTACAACATTAAGTGCATCTACAAATGATTTATCAACATAAGAATCAATCTTAGTTGCTACTCTGGCATCTGTATAAAATAAATTAGTAGAGCCTTCTGCTACTGTGTCTGAATTTCCCTGCGTATAAGTTAAAACACCAGTAGAAGAATTATAAGAAAGTTGAGCAGAATTTTCTGATATTGCGGCCCTTGCTCTGGCATTTGTGTAATATAAATTGCCAGATTCTGTAAGCTGCGATGTGTTAAACGGCGATAAAGATACAACGCCAGTTAATGTTCCAGAGGCATCATCATAAGTCCAAGTTATACCTGTTCCATTTTGTATTAATGCAGAAACTCTATCGTCTGTTCTTTCGTTAGTAAAATATAAATTAGATCCTTCGCTTAAATCTGTTGTTGAGTGATTAGATATATCACTTGCCTGGCCAGTTAAGTTAGCTGTTACTGTTCCAAATTGCACATTGTCTGAAGTGCCAACTGATTGGCCAATAGAAAATGTAATATTGTTACCAGATAAAGCAGAGGTAACACCAGTGCCACCGAGTAAGCCTAAAGTTTCTGAATCAAGATCTATAGATCCAGAATTAGATCCATCACTTATATCAAGATCTTCAGCTGTTATGGCCGCATCAACATAGGTCTTAATTGCTTTTGCTGAGGCCAGAGTATCATCGGATGTAGAGACTGAAGTTAAATCTGTGTCCAGGACACCAGATTTTAAATTGTCAGTTTCAATGTTAGATAAAGTATTGTTATCTAAATCTATGGTTTTGTTTGTAAGTGTCTGAGATCCAGTTAATGTTGCAACTGTAGAATCAATAGAAAAACTAACAGTGTTTTCTGCTCCAACTGTGGTTATGCCAGTGCCACCATTTAAGGTAAAGGTTTCACTATCTAAATCAATTGAAAGCACCCCACCACTATCGGCCTGGAAATCTAAATCCTGGGCCGTAACCTGGCTATCAACATAAGCCTTGATTGATTGTTGAGTTGCTAAAGCTGTTGCACTATCTGAACTTAAATTATCCTCATCTAAAATAGATGCAACTGTGGATCCACTGCTAAAAGATAAACTGCTTATGCCATTAATTGTTCCGCCATTTATATCAACTGTGTTATCAGCTGTAATACTCCAGGGCAAAGTTATCCAGGCATCGTTTCCGCTGTTGCGGATCTTCATAACTGAGTTGCTAGTATCTACCCACAATTCATAAGCAAACATAGTTGCTGGCTCTGCGGCTCCAGAGTTATTAGACACAATTGCATCAAGTGCATTGTTTAAATCAGTTCTGAAATTTGCACCAGATTGATTTATTAAGTCGTAATCATGTTGAGCCATTAGCCACCCTTTTGTTGTTTATAAATTTTACTTTTATTAATTGGTTTACGCATATATATTTTTAGTTTGTGTTGTCTACTAAGACTGTTAGCCCTAATTGTGTGTAGTTAGCCTTGCCATTAAATCTAACTCTAAATATTGCTGTTTGATTGCCACTTGAAAATGAAAGCGTATCACTATAAATCAATGTATAAGGCCTAAAAGTTCCTGCATTAATAGTAAACTGAACGCCATTAGCACAAGTAGAATAGCTGCTACCGCCGTTTACTGAAAATTCAACTTCAGCATTTTGCACATCGCCTAAAATGCCAGTTAAAAAAGCAACAAAAGATCCGCCAGATCTGCAATTTGTTACTGTTGTAGGAACATGGGTTGATACGCCAGATCCCCCACTATTAGCGGTTGTAGTATAAGTGTTGCCAAATCTGGTTAAAGGAACCGCTGTATTGTCATGGTTATAAATTTTACTTGTTACATTGGCAAAATATTTAACAGCCAAAGTATCAACATCAATCTTAGTTCCAGATAGATTATTAATCCTGGCGTTGTCTATAAACACAGATCCGCCACTAACTAAAAATGGGCTTACGCTAGATCCAGAACCATTATCAATTTGAAAAGTATCAGCAAGAAAAGAAACAATGCTTGTTGCCCCAGAGCCAGAAGATGCGTTAGATCCTAAGACCATTTGTGCAACCTTACCAGCTGCGTTAGTTTTTAGCACAAAACCAGCAGAGGCATTGCCGTTTATATCTGTTATGGCCGTAGCGTTTGTGGTTACCGAGGAAGAAACACCATTAACTGTAGATGTTAATGAGGTTATATCAGCTGCCAAAGCCGTATCTGCATTGGATCTTGTTGTTTGCTCAGTAGTTATTGCTGCTGCGTTTGTTCCAGTTGTAGCATTTAAGGTTGTGATGGCAGTTGCATTGGCCGTAGTATCTGTTGTTAAGGTAACTATGTTGCTTTGTGCTGCCGCTAAATTTGTTCCTTGCGTTGTAACAGTTGAACTGAGTGAATTATATAATGTAACTAAAGAAGAATCTCTGGCCTTTTCCCAGTCATTGTTTGCTGCATTTCTTACATAGATCTGGTTGTTATCGTCTGTATCTGCCCATAAATCCTGGGCCTGTAACGCATCGCCATTTACCCTGGTGCTTGGTGCTGAGGTTGCTTTAATTAATTCTGTTGAACTTGCCCCACCAGCATTAATTGCAGCAACTAGATCTGAGCCAGCCTTTGACAAGGTAACCGCATCATCTTTTATGTCAGCTGTATTAACTGGCTCTGTGGTTATGCTGAATGTAAGGGTTGCCGCATCAGATTCAACGCCCAAAGTATTTATTGAACTTACACTAGCAACATAGTTATTGCCTTTAGGTAAATAATTAAGATCTGCATTATTAACATCTACTATTTTATTGGTTAGTTGATTTCCAGAACTATCAACAATATTTACCCTAAAAGTATGATCTGGAAAATCTGTTGGCTCTGTCCAGGATAAAAAAGGCCTGGCGGTTGAACTAGATCCGCTGTCTGTAAAAGCTAAACCAGTAGGAGCCTTAACAGCAAACGCTGAGGGTAAATTTGCAAGATCTTCTACTGCTTCCTGTGGCGGAACTTCCCAGGTATAAACATCAAAGTACTCAATTAAGCTAACAGCAACTAATCCGTTTGATTGTAATTCTAAGGCCTCAACCCTACAAACTTTACCATTGAAACCCAGGCCAGCGTAAGTTAGATTTACGATGTCTCCAACATTTAATTTATACATTTCTGGAGTACCCAGAAACTGTATTGTTGTTTGATTTCTGCTCCTAGTTAAAATTGCCTTGGCCATGTTATAGGCAATATATGGATCAGAAACAAAAGGAAATTCTGCTTTAATCTCTAAGACTTCTCCACCATCATCTGAGGTATAGTTTGGTGAAGCATCATGCAAAACTGTTGCTGTGTCTAATTCATATTTTTTATTAGCATTAAAAAATTCAACTATAACTTTGTTGGCCTTTTTGTCTTTATTGCCATAATCAACAGATATACCAGATTCAGCAATAATGTGATTATCAGTAATACTAAAAGTTGATGAGCCTGTATCTTCTATAGATAATTCATATTTGCCATCTATGTATAAGAATATGCCTCGCATATTTGCCAGGAGTTCTTTGGCGTTGTCCATAACATTTTTGTTAGCATCTATATAACCATTGCAATGAAATCTTTTAACCTTTGCTAAAGATGTACCCTCTTCGGCTGTATATGATTGAGTAAACAAATCATTTATATAAACCAAATATTGTGCACTATTACCAAAAAATTGATCTCTGTGCACTTCTTTAATTTCAGCTTCAGTAATAATTCCATTTCCGTCTGAATCATATAGGCTTAAAACTTCGCCTATTTTGTTTTGAAACCAATTACTGTTAGCAAAAGTACCATCAATGGCAAGAAAATCATTGCCAGAAGATGCGGTAAAGGTAGTGGCAACTTGTGATCCATTAAAATATGGTTGATCTACTTGCGTATCACAAACATTTGCAGCTGCTGTAAAAGTTGACATATTTATCTGGCTAGCTGTTAGGCCCTTTCCATAGTCATCGTTTGTAATGTAATCAAGAAAACATAAAGCTGGATTGTCTGAATGTTTGTAAGTAGAAACAGTGCCAAATGTTTGAGTGTTATCCCTGGGATCAAAAACTTTTTTACCTCTAACTTGCACTGTTAGCTGTGGCACTCCACGCCACATTCCCTCTTTGTCATAGCCGTAATGGGCTACTATGTAACAGATACCATCAAGCCTATGTGCTGTTGTCCAGTTAGACATTGATGCAACCAGCATAGGATCTGCTGTTTGCGATGCAGCCCCATGATGTAAATTCATAACATATCTATATTTTGCTGTTGGATCTGTTCCAAAAGTTCCAGCAGTAAGATTTAGGCTATTTGTTCCGTTTTGTGAAACTGTATTTAGCGATCCAGAACCAGAAGATATTTTATCTGAGCCAATATAGCCACCATTTCTAAATCTTGCAGCATCCGATAATGGGTTGCCATCCAATTCGATAGTTCTACCTATAATTTCATCGCACTCGCCAACTGATAAGGCATAAACAACATACATATCTCTGGAATCATTTGCATTCACATCCATGTAAATAATTTGTGCACCAACCCTTCTTGTTCCATAGATAACTGGTATTTTTCCGCCCATAGAAGTTTTGTTAGCAAGTATGTCCTGGCCTTTGGCAAGCATATTTCTGGCTTGCATAAAACCTTTTACACCAACAACTAAAGTTGCTGCTGTTAAAACATATTGTATTTTTTGTAATGTATCAGCAGCAGCCCATGCTTCTCCAATTTTTGTAAAAAATGTTGCAACTGCTGACCAGAAACCCATTACATTCCCCACCTAACATCTTCTTTGACCTGGCCTGCAAATTCCATGCCTCTATCACCAGAACTAAAAGATTGCTGAGATTCATCTGAGTAATGCCTGCCTTTAGTTAAATTCCAGTTAGACCAATGTGATGCAACTGTCATATTTAAAATAGAGTTACCCATATCTTCTTGTATTGATACATTTCTAATTTGACCTGTAAAAAAATTAATTGCACCAACAATAGATTCATTGGAATCAAAGTAAGCCACATAAACTTCAACTGTTTTATCTGTAAATGCTCCGCTTTGCACTAAGGATCTAACTTGATCTGTAATATTAGAAAAGCCAATGTTAATTTCATTTACTTGCAGTTGGCCTGTTTCAGTTGTTGAATCGACTGTAAGAAAAGATCCGCCAGCTTCATAGGCATTAGAATCATAAGTAACATTTGTGTACCAATTAGTCAGTCTTATGGTTGAAGATAAATTCAACTCAACTAGAAAAGCTGTTTTGGTTGCAGTTGCTGATACCTGGTTTTGTAAAGCTGTGGATAAACTTCTTGGCATTAGGTAATGACCTCTCGCACATCAAATGTAATACTGTAAAAGCCACTGGCATCTGTAACATACATAATTTCATTGCTGGCAAGATAAACAGTGTAACTAGGCTTGTTAACAGTAACGGCTTCATTGTCTGCAAGTGCGGCCACTAAATTAGGCGATATGCTTATGGTTGCAGCACCACCAGAAGCATTAGCATCGTCTGTTACCATGTAAACCTTAGTGTGATTAGCAAATTTAATTTTATCGCCAGCCTTTAATGCACCAGTGGTTGTTGAAAAACCATCCATGGCAATAGTGCTATCTCCAGCTGTATGTGCACCAACAACTAAAATATCTGTTTCAGATTTGCTGGCCCCAAGATTGTCTATTGGATCTACAATCGTAAAATCTTCAAAAGAACCTTTTTGTTTTTGTAAAAATGCAAATACTTCCTGGGCCTTTTCTTGTTGCATAGGCGGCATTTGCACTGTGAAAGAAAAATACTGTGCTCCAATTTGTCTAACCTGTTTGCGGCCAGACAATGTTTGATTTACTAGCGTTGGTGTTTCGCCTTTAAAATTTATTGTTTTAAAATTTGGATTTGTTGGAAATTGTCCAGACATTTATACAACCCCCATTTTGCCTTGATTGTTCATGGCGTTATTTATTATTGATGTGATTAAACCTTTTCTTGATGCCAGGAGTTGATCGAACCCAGCAGCATCTACTGTAGAGATATTAAAATTAACTGTTGCTCCAGAACTAATGCCCTGGCCTTTTGTATGATCTATAACTGTTTCATTTGGATGTAGTATTGCTGGGAAACCACCTTTACCATCTACTCCGCCACTCCTGGAACCCATGCCTGTATATCCACCGCCATCTCCACTTGGTATTTTTACACCTAATAAATTTCCAAAAGATCTGGTCATAGGAGCAATAATCATTTGCTGTATTGCAATTCTTAAAAGCTGCTCAACCACAAAAGTTGCAAAATCTTCAAATGCCAATTTGCCTGTTTTAAGGCCATCAACAATACTATCTTCTAATTTTTTCATAGATTGAACAGCAACATTTTGAAGGCTAGTATTTACTTTCTCAATATTAGTAACAAAAACTGCTAATGGATCTTGTAGATTTGTTAAACCACCACTAAATTCTTCCATAAATTTTTTGATAGCTGGTGATGATTCATTTACTTTTAACAACAGTTCTTCAAACTTTGAATTTAATTGATCTATATCAATAATGTTATCTTTAGAAACAAACTCTAAATCATCAAATCCTCTAAGTTTAAGCAAACTTATACCCAGATTAATAACTGTTTTATCTACCTGTGCAAGTCCATTAATAAAATTAATTACAGATGCAAAAGCTGAAGCTGTTGCCTGAGCAATACCAATAATACTTACAGCAATATCTTTTCCAAACTGTTCAAAACCACCAGAAGCTGCTGCTTGTTCAATAATAAATTGTTTTAGATCGTCTGCTAATTTAAGAAATGCTGGAGCTAGTCCAACAACAATTTGATTTTGTAATCCAAAAATAGATGCTTTAATTTGTGAAACTCTATCATTAAATGTTTCAGCTGTTCTAATTCCAGATTCACTAATAATAAATCCAAGTTGTCTAAATTCTTCAACAAAGTTTTTAAGGCCTTCTGCACCACCCTCAAAGATCTGAGCAAACTGCATACCAGATTTACCAAATAAATTAGCTAAAGCAGTTGATTTTTCTGCTGCTGATCCAAGTGCTGCAATCCCATCAGCAACCTCTAATAATATTTCAGTATTACCTCTAACAGCTCCAGAGGTATCTCTAATCTCAACCCCTAGATCACTAAATATATCCGCTTGGGTTTTTAATCCCCTGGAAGCATCACCAACAGATCTAGAAAATTTTTCCAGGCCTTTTTGTGCTTGCTCTATTGATGATCCAGCTTCTATTGCTCCTTGTTGAAATGCCTGGATAAAATCTGTGGCAATACCAGTCCTG